TTGGCCGCCCGTTCCTCCTTGGCTCGCATGACTGCTGGGGCCTGGTCATGGACTGGCACGCCAACCAGGGCGTTACGCTGAACGATTTCCGCGTGGATTATCCGTGGTGGGAAAGCCAGTACCCGGACAACCTCTATTTCGATAACTGGGAAAAGGAAGAATTCATCGAATGCGAGCCTGGGCCGGGCTGCGTTGTCATCATGCAGGTTGAATCAGCCAAGTGGAACCACGCGGGGATCATCACAGAGGAAGGTGAGTTACTGCACCATCTGTACGGCCAGCCTTCGTGCATCACGCCATACGCGCGCGGGTACTTCAAAGACCGGACGATGATCTGCCTTCGCCATAAAGATTTATCACAGGAGATAAAACCATGGCGCGGCTAACCACTATTCGCCTCTATGGTGCGCTGGGTGCCCGCTTCGGGCGAGTGCATAAGCTGGCGGTGCAAACCTCGGCGGAGGCAGTAAAGGCCCTGTGCATTAACTTCGACGGACTCGAAGAATACCTGATGAATGCCAAAAAGAACGGCATGACTTTCGCCGTGTTCCGGGGCAAGCGCAATATTGGCGTACAGGATTATCGGGAACTTGGCGGCGACAGCGATATCCGCATCGCGCCGGTAATCGAGGGGGCGAAAAAAGCAGGTGTGTTCCAGACCATCCTGGGCGCGGTGATGGTGGTGGCAGGCATTGTGGTTACCGGTCTCTCTTATGGATGGGCTGGCTCTGTAGGTGCCGGTATGATTTCTGCGGGCATCGGTATGATGGCTGGTGGCGTCTACCAGATGTTATCCCCCCAGCCCAAAGGTCTGCAAAGTCGAGACGACCCCGACAATAAACCCTCCTATGCTTTCGGCGGC